TTAATCCAGCTGGTATCATAAAGCTACCATAGATAAATCCATTACCGTCTGCCTTCCATGAGTTGTGTGCAGAACCACGATAAGGGCCATTACCACCATCAACATTAATATCAGGGCCCCAGCCTACTTGTTCAACCGGAATCGAAGTAATTGTTGCCTGAACGCTATCGGTATAAGGTTCAAAGTTTTTAGCAACAAATTGGACTTTCCGTTGCCTCATATATTCAATTGCCGATGTTGTTGTTTTAGTACCTCCACTAGAAATTATATATCCTGAGTATGAGGTATGCGTTTTTGTTGTGCTCCACTTTTGGTTGTTATCAAGGGTTATCTGATTGAAATAGTTTAAGGTGTCCCCTTGATAGTATTTATTAGCGTGGGCAGCATCACGTGACCAGAACTGGTTAAGCTTAAGCTTCTTAACCTTAGAGCTAGTATCAATAACGGTAGTGTTAGTTGTTTCAATCCAGTTATCCGTATCTGGAATTAACTTAAGAGTACCATTGACATTAAACACTTGGTATTCGTTAACATTTATGATTCCAGTCGATAACAACTGTTGTTGCTCAATGCTACCAGTAGTTGTTGATAGCCCTGAGGATGCTAATGCTTGGGATGAGATACCATCTGTATGCCATATTTTTGCACTTGTACTTGCGTCTTCCGCAACTTGTGGAATAACAGTGTAGTTGTACTGAGTTGGCATTCTAATCTCACCATCAGCAGGAGCATAGTCTACGTCGAAACCATCATGATACGTGTCAGCTGTGTTGACACTGTTGAAGCTGTCAGAGAACGCATCTTTGACCGTAATTGGGTCTTCATCGTTTTTGGCAGTTGATTCTAGTTGTTGAGCTGCAAGGTTGTATTCCAAGTTATCTAGTCGTACGCCCCATTTTTGTAAACCTGAGAACGGTATATTAGTTACCGTTTGCATAGTGAATAGTGCCTTGTTAGCGACATTCTCACCATTACCCGGATAAACTAACACATAACCTAATTCAAGCGTATAAGGGTCATTAACATCAGGTGGCGTTACCGTATTGAATGTCATTGGAGTACCCTTAATAATCTTGAATGGATTGTTAATATCACTAGTGATTAGAATCATATCAATACGCGCTAAGAAGTATACGTAGTCAACATTTACTAGTGAGCCAGAAATAGGTTTTAGACCATTTTGGTTAGCAATATCAATGGTAGTAGTACCACCATTAACTACAACCTTGTAGTCAGTATCTTCTGTTAGAACCTTTGTGTAGTCGTAGACAACACGATATGTTGAACCAGCAGCAGGTATCTTAGCACCTGTTAATACGTTGCCGTTTGCGTCTTGACCCCAACGAATTGAGTTAGTACTGATACGTACAAAGTCAGTGCCTTCAATATACGTTGTGCTACCTTGGGTAACTGATTCAATACGGTACACAGCTTCGGTTGAAAACTGGTCTGTGATACTTGTAGTACTACGAGGAACACTTGCATTTGAACCTTGAACAGAAGCAGTAACACTAGCAACAGTTTGTACTGGTTGTTGAACAAGAGTGTACACGCCGTTGTCAGAATTATAAATATACTGTTCGTTCGCTGTTTCATCAGTTTGTTCAGCCTTATCAATTAGCAGATTGGTGTTTTCTGTCGTGTTGATTGAGTACCCGCGAACATATGCTTGACCGGCATCAATAACAAGCTGTAACTTGCTAGCATCTAATGAGTAGTCTCTAACAGAGACGTCAAAGCCGCTAACACGGAAGCTACCTGATTGGTCATACATTCTTTTTGCAAGTATTTGTCCTAATGAGCCGTAGTCAGGTTTTAACTCATTAGAGTTTAAGTGATTATCAACAAAAACAAAGATAGGCGTTGTGGTTGGGTCGTTATATGTCAGAGTTACTTGATATTTCGTTCTGTCAGCACCGGCCATGCCAAGAGTACTTGCACCACTAGTATGGTCATACAAGTCATTATCATCAGCAGCAGTTACAACAGTTTCTGTTAACTTAGCACCAATCGTTTCAGTACCAATACCAGTAATTGAAATCTCATCACCGTCAAAGCTTCTAACAGCACCTTCTAGCCAAATTCTACCAGTTGACACACCATAGACTTTAGTTCTGTTAACTGAGCTAGTAGCATCACTGTCATTGCTATTTATTGACCAGTCATGTGCAATCTTCCCATCTTCAAACATAAGGTTTGTCATGTTTACATTTACGCTATTGGTAAGTGCATTATAACCAGAGTTAAAGTAGATACTCATAGTCGGATTAGCAGATACAAGCGTTTGGAAAGTGATAATAACATCATGAGCAGTACTGGTGTCTAATGAAATTGCGTTACCAGACGAATCTACTAGGGGAGTACCGGTCATATCATTAAGAGCGGTAGCAACAGCAGTACCATCAATCGTGTAAGAAATTGGTGTCATCTGAGTCGTATCATAATCAAAGCTAATCTTAGAAAGCGTACCGCTTGTCTTTGTTAACTTAAAGTGAAGCGTTGTATATAGACCCTTAGTAATTGTTGTTGAGAACGTCATACCGGGGTAATCTGTCTTCAAAGCAGCAACGCTATTGATTCCAATAACACCATCACTTGTATAGGTTGTAGTTGTTAGCGCACTATTGATTGCAGAAACGTTTTTGATTGAAAAGTTATTAGGATAATCTGGCGTTGTACCACCATCATCCGTAAATGTCTTTGGAATAACATCCATGCCAGAAATAATTGCACCTTCTTGGAATAAGGTATCTCCAAGCATAGTTGTATTATAATCCTGCATTGACTGCATTTCGTTCATTTCCCAGTTAAAAGCAGGCCTACCGGGATGAAATAACAACTTAGAAAATCGTTTATCTGGATTAAACGGGTTGTTGTATGGTGCAACAGAGTCATCAAAAGTTGGCATTTAATTGTTCCCTCCTTAAAATTCAGCTATATAGCTGATTACTAATTTCATGTCATCAGTATAGTTATTTACAACATGGTTATCATACATGTAAAGATTACCGACACTAGTTACTTTATCAGCAGTAACAGTTGTACCAGTAGTACCATTACTTAAGACAACACCATCAACTATACCAGACTGTCTCCACGAGAAAGTTGGAACCGAGCCAACATCAATGCTTACTGTAAATAATACATATCTCGCATTATTTGAGTATGCATCAGTTTCTGATGAAGGCAACCACTGCTTTCCACCATAAATAATAACATTTGTTTGGTCATTTGTTGTAGTGGTTGTAGTAGTTGTACTAGAGTTTGTAGTAGTAGTCGTTGTTGTGTCATTTGGCTTCTCATATACTAAATTTATTTGATTTATTTTAGCATAGACTAATGGTTCATTTAATGAAGTTGTTGATGCATCTTCTGCATCAGGCTCTGTTTCATCAGTCCATGCTGAGCTCTTAGCCAATTCCATCCATAAGTCGGTTCTTTTAGAGAATGCAATTGCTTGACTAATATGAGCTGTTTGCGTGGCTATTGCCATTTTGGAATCACCCCTTAGATTATATTCTACCATTAATATAGTGCTAAACTAATATTACTAAGACAACGGGTATCTACCTATACGCCCATAAGTTAGGTCACCTATCTTGTACCTAGATGGGTTAACAAACGCTTTAGATACTTGAGATACAGATACAATAAATGGACCATAAGAAACTTGCGGTTCAAAGTCATAATTAGATTGGTCAGCCCACATTTGTACACTATATCCATCTTCACTATTGGATAAAGAAACTCCAATATAATCAACATTTATATAAGCATTGGAATCCTCTTTGAGTATGAAGTTAATATACATAATACCATCTGAGTTTAACAAAGGCGTTATGTCATCCATCTTAATGAAGAAATCATTATAGATTCCGTTAATACTTAACGTGTTATACGTTACCCATATATTAGTGTTGAAATTAAAAACCTTAACAACTACTTGTTCACCGTCAGGCACATTGCTAGAGCGCATTACTATATGAACCTTTTTTGTATCGAACATATCATTTATGTCTTTGTTGGTAGTTGATGTATCAAGCGTTTTTAATTTATCATTCACATATGATTTCACATCAACAATCTCTGAAAGAGTCTTAGGGTAACTAATATTATCATCAGATGATTGAGCCCAGCTCATGGGATTGGTGTTAATGGCATTCTTTATAATTGGTTTAGATACATCAATCTCAAAATTACTATCTGAACCAGAGAATCTTATATAAGGGCCAGTATCAATATCAAAGTTATCTGGAATTGAGAATTGAGAAGTCAACCATTGTGAGCCTTCCTTAACGACAGTTGATAAGTTTTGTTTTATCTGTGTATCTGACTTTTCACTGGGATTATCTTCTGGTGCTGGTGAGTAGTCTGTGGCTGTGGTTCCCTTTTCTAACTTCATAGCGGCAAACGATATAGAAACACCATCTGGCAAGTTACTTGCAAGTTCAAATCTAAGGCTTTGAGCATAGATGTTTGCTGAATCTGAGACGTTTGTTGTAAATTTAAATGACTGACTTACTCGTTGCCAATCATTCCCTGACAGCGTGTTAAGCCTAGTCCACTTGCCATTTGCATCAGTAGCTGAACATTCCCATGCTAGAGCATAAGAACTAGAAAGTGTAGATGGGTCTACACCAGTCACTTTAACATATATGCTATAGGTATAAGTGTCCGTTAAGTTTATTAATGGAGCAACTGAACTAAATGAGTATCTGGCATTTTTCCAAGCGCCAGACGTTCTATTAACTTTAGAGCCTAAATAAGTTCCCATATCAGAAGTCCAAGCAGTGTTCTTAGTGTACCAGTCATCACTAGACTGGTTAGCTGTATCACGTAATAGATTCTTATGAATACTATCAATAATTAAATCACTAGTAGTATTAGCTAATGATGATTTAGAATTTAGATTAACTGCAAAATTATAAGTGTTACCCCCAGATAAATAATTTGTTGGCATACTGTAATTCGTATTATAATCCGTTATTTTAGTTGGATTTAAATACTTGCTTGCATTATTAATCAAGTTGTTCTTAACGGGAGAAAAAGTGAACTGTTTCCCTCTACCATTCTTAGTTGATAAACTCGTTATATCAGAGCCACTCAATTGTTCCACACTATAGCTTGAATCTGAAAAACTATCACTTATCTGTGGTGTATAATCATACACGGAATTACCAATGAATGAATACCGCTTGTCTATCTGAGTTGCTCCCATTAACAAAGAGTTTGAATCATTAAATATAGAGTCCTTTTCATTGTACCTAAAAGGGTTTGTGACTAGTTGAAATTCATCATTTGATGGGTTTATTACTAGTCTAGTTCTTTTTCTTAGCCCAAAGATAAAATCATTCTCAATTTTAGGTACAAATACCTCTTTAGGGTTCTTGATATCAATTATAGGTGCATCACTATTACGAGAGTTAATAGTCTCTGTTAATACCCATAGAACACCTGCTGGACGAAATAAGTTAATGATTGATACAATCTCTTTAGGGTAGCTGGAACTAACCTGTATATCTATAACAGCATAACGATAGTACGTGCTTGAAAAATACTTCTTTGTGTTATACTCAGAACTATTCCAGATAAACATATCCCGATATGGTTCATATATGAATATATTGTCTCGGTTAGTATTGATAAAGTCAGCAATAGCGTCCCTTAACCCATCAACAGTACCGCGTGAGTGTTTAACGTGATTTACAATTCTTTCACGATAGTAATCGTCGTCCCAGTTAGACTTTCTTCTTTCACCAAACCAATAACCCCAGTAGTCCAGCCATTTGCTATCTGCTGTTGATAGGTAGCTCTGTACTTTTGATTGAACCATGTCTTCTTCTGACTTAGTTAAGGACTGGTTTATTGCCCCAATAACAGCACTATTAACGCTGTCATCATATTCATTTAAGCTTCTTTTCCACAATGGGTGCAAAAACGATAAAAGTGACAATCTGTATCCCTCCCTTAACTATTAAATATATCTAGAAATGTTGAGTCAGTAGATGTCTCATCATTACCAAAATCTACATTAGATGCATCATTATTATCAATAAAGTATACAGTTACCGTTCCAGCCTTAACTAACTCGTTACCAGCGGTGTTATACTTAGAGCTTATTTCAATCGGTTCTACTGTCTGTTCCCCAGTGTCTGAATCTGTGTCAGTAACCGCATCTTTATAAGATACTGAGTTATCATTGTTTGTTTTAGTGTTTTGCTTCATAGAGATAATGCCATACGTGTTATCCTTTGAGATATCAATTGGTTGCAAGTCTTGTGGCTTAACATCCATACCATTTATATTGATATATGAATCTTCGTCAACAGCTGTTTTACCACTTAAAGTGTCATCAATGTTTGCCTGTGCTTCAATCTCAGTATCAACAATACCCCAGTCACTGATATCCATAACATTTTGGATTAGGTCACTTATATATACGGGTTGACCAACAGTATAAGCGTTTAAATAGTTTTCCATTCTAAGCTTGACTGCTGCTAAGAAGTCATCTGTTTGGAGAGTTGTATTAGGAACATTTATACCAATGGTTAAGTCAACCGTAGTTTTATGGACGGGTTGAACTGACACCCTAATTCCAGCCGCTTTCCAGTAGTATAATTCATTTGTCACCGCTGTTTGCAAGTCAGACGATAAGTCCCCATTGGCATCATGGCAGTACACCGTCACAGAGCCATAGGTGCTTTCAAACACATATGCACCAGCAATGCCATCTACAGTTTTAGCCCCATATTCTAATGCCTGTACAGTTCCTCTCTGTAACGATTGAATCATCTGTCTAAACCTAACCGTCATGTCAGAAACTGTTTCTTCGTCAGTGCCCGTCTGAAATGCTTCCAGATTAGTAACTGTGTCTAAATAAGTTATATCGGTAGTTGTATCAATCGTGTTAGCTGGAATATTACCATAAGCACCAACGGTTGTACAATAAACAGGTATGTCAACATAGTTGGCACCAGACGGTATCTGATATTCGTCTAGCGTCTGGTATGTTTGTGTATAACTAGTGTCACTACAAGAGAATAATGTACCTTTTGGAATATATAAACTAGTTGTTAGTTCTGAGGTAAATGTTAGTCTAACTGTACCGTAAGCATAGGTTGCTTGTTTCCTAGTAAAACCGAACGCTTGCATAACCCCGTCTTGAATCCCAGACTTAATGTTCTGCATTGTCAGGTAGTACAACATTTCTGTTTCTAAAGAGCTTGCTTCGAGTAACGTCTCAATTGCGCTACCTTCCGTAAAGTCATTTATTTTATTCGTATGTGTTAAGACATAATCTGTCATGGTCGATAACACATCAGAAGCTTTTTTATATCTCAATGAGTCTGCCAAAAGTTGGCCCCCTCTCTTATTTATTATCTTATTCTAACTGTACCATTTTCAGCCCTATCAATGAACAATTTAAAGGCAGCGTTACTATCTATTGGAGTTATCTTAACAACGATTAAAGTTTTATTACCGTTAAGATATGATTCACTAATATCTACTGAGCTAACCCTTTCGTCTGTAGATATAGTTCTCTTAACTTCTACCTTTATTAATTGTAGTGTTTCAGTTGTTATGTTGTCACCAATATAGTCCATTAAATTAGTTCCATATTCAGGGTGATTTAATAAGGTTCCTCTTCTTGTCAGTAGCCTCAAAGCAATCGACTGTCTCAAGTTATCGACCCCGGAGACTGTTTTTAAGTCTTGATTATCATCTGTTAAAGTGGCAATTGATTCGTCATATCCATTTTTAGCGTCAATATCCAGCCCTAAATCCATACCCATGGATACATCATATATCTGGTTTTGGTTATAGGCATTAACATTACTTAAGTCTAGGTCATTAAGGCTATTAGCTACCGGAAGATATATCCTATCACCATAACTCAGCAAATGTTCAGGGTCTCTCATTCTATCTTCATTACTAGCAACGATATATGGATAGACTAGGTTGTTCTGTTCAACTAATGTCGTCCAATAATCTGTACTGCCAAGCTGTGTAAATGCGATACTTTGAACAGTATCATCTTTTTTAATCGTATATTGTTTATAAAATGTTGCCATTGGTAAACACCACCATTCTTTCATAGATTAATATAGGGATAGGAGAGTATTAAAAAAGACACTAATTAGTGTCTTCTCTAAGGGTTATACCATTCAGCCCAATGTCTATTTTGTTCTGTGCATATCCTAGTGCTATCTCATTATCTCTGATATATTCAACGAGATATTGATAGTTATCATAGTCCCCTAACCAATCTGCTAGTATCCTGAGATTCTTTCTAGTCCTATTCAAATCGTTTATTGTCATACCAGATAAATAGGTCTCATCAACGTCTAGAGCATATTGTACAACCATTGACTCTAATGAAGTCATTTGCAATACAGCAAATACTGCTGGGTGGTTACTCTCAATATCAGTATTGTTTATATAATTATAAACAAGTGGATTTAAGTCTGGGTTGTATGAGAAATCAAACGAGTCTGCTTTATTTATTAATGATTGAAAGTCAACTGCTGACTTTGAAACAGTGTATACTGGTTTAACACTGGTTTTAAAATCCTTGTTGATTGTGCTACTGTCAATATTAATTGTATGGTCAGAGTTAATGCTCAAGTTAGTAAGGAACGCATAAACAAGTATGTTAATATTCAAATATTACTCCTCCTTAGGCGCTAACTGCCTTACCATATAACTTAGACAACGAGGATGAGCTGACACTAGAAGCACCTGATGATACCTTTGGATTAACATAGCTGGCGTTCTTGGTTGAGCTACCATTTCCACTTACAGTCCCGGAAGACCCGGAAGGCTTCTTATTGCCAAGTGTCAATTCTGATATCTCACTTGATGTTGCTTTAGTAGCATCATTTACAACATAGAATGATAAACTATAATTGTATAGAAGAGGCTGAGAAACGTCTTGATTAATTGTCAGTCCGTTAGGCTGGAACTCAACTTGATAGTGGTACTCATTGGTAAAATCATGAAATATTAACTGATAATCGTTACCAATATTATCTGAGTTTAGACTCATATACTTGTCAAAGAACTTTTCCAAGGCCTTGATTCTAGAGAATCCTTTTCCTCTTCCCCATCCAGTTGTTCCAGAGATTGTATAAGTTATGACCCCTTCACCAAAGTTCTGAATAGTGTTTGCGGTTCTAGTGTTCTGTAGAAAGGTACGAGAAGAAATGTTCTTCTGAATACTTTGTGGGTTTATAGCAAACTTTAAATACTCGTTAGAGCCCCCAGACTTGGTATTTTTAATCTCAAAGGCAACCCTAGTTAGGTTGTTTGAGCCATCAGACATCCCCATAGTTATTCCTCCTATTCATCAAATACTTTAAGAGACTCACATAGAGCCATATAGGCATCTGCTCGTGTCCCTGATAACGGTGTTGAGTAATTCTTAAGGATGTCCTTAACTGCCTTTAAATGACCCGTGTAGGTTGGCTTATCAATCTCAGCAACTTGTTCACCCAACTTACCTAGCTCAGCAAAGTATTCTTGCTGTTTGCCCTCTTTAATCTTAAAGCCTTCCCCATTATCAGCCTTTACCGGCTTATCATTTTCGTCGAGCTTAACATAAGAAATACCAAGTTCTTGGCCCTCTTCTGTGAACTCTTTAAACGGTTCTTCAAGCACCTTAATAAACCTAGTACGAGCAATTGATTGCATACCGGTTAATGGAGCATCATTCATAAGTTCAATAGAATCTTTTAAATATTTGTTCTTAATTTCAAATTTCATTTAATTGTCACTCCTATTATTTATTGTTCAGCCTCAATTGTAACACTATCAGCGGTTGTTTCAACAGAATTAATAGAAG